ATTTGATCTCTCTCCCTTTGTAATACTTTCGCAAACGTTTCCAGAACTTCTGAAGATCACTTTTCACCAATATACCACGAAGATCTGAACCTCTAATCGGCAAATGTTCATCCGCATAAGTTAGCGTTATAAAAGAACTGTCCTTGTGACCCTGAATTTCATGTAACATCCGTATAGTCCAAGCACTACGCCTGCGAATCCGACAGGCGAGACACTTACCGCAGGGCATAGGCAAAGTACGCCCATCACCAATAGTAATAGGCCACGGAGATTTACAGGCACCCACAACAAAGTCAAATCCTGTATCCACCACGACCTGGACTTACTCTCCGACGACGCTTAACACCTCTACGCGGCTTACGCGGCTTAAACCCTTTATTCCGTCTCATCGTTTTTTCCTCCTCGCATCCTTTTTTAATTGTTCCCACCGCGAACCATCCGCGTCATAACCACCAACACCGGGAACAAAGGGGGAATCAAGCACCCCTGATCCAACATTCATAAATTTCTTAAAGGCCTCTTGTCCCTTAGGCGACGAAATCCATTTAATAAGATCCTCGTACCAATCCGTTTTATTACGAGGCCACTTGCTCGTAGTCTCATATAGGAAAGCATCATGAGCTTTAATCCGATTGTCAAGACCAATACCGCGGGCTTCCATCTTTGATTTAACCGTATTAGCCTTTAACAATTCAGCTTGATACTTAGCAGCATTCGCTGCAGCAATAGATTGCTGAGTCTGAGCCGCCTTAGTCGCACCAGAAATAAAGCCTTCCGTTCCCAAAGAGTCTTGAGAATTTAAGGGATCAATCTTAACAGGACTTCCCGTTTGCGCAGAGCTACCAGCGGCCAAAACTGGAGACAGACCAGCCGCCTTAAGATCAGCCGTACGACGCTGCACAGCTGAATCCTCACGACTCCAGGTTTGCTGCTGAGCCCATTTATTATATTCCTGAGCTTCTCGTTGAAAATTCAAATTCCGTTCGTTATTGAATATAGATCCAATAGCGCCAATCGCGCCGCCACCAAGAGACTCCCAAGCATTCATATATCAAACCACATACCGTATTTATACTGCATGTCAAGCAAAAACCGGCACCACCATTTGGGTAGTTCTTTACGGGTATAATTATCACAAATCAAAGTTAAATCCCGATATAAACGCCTATGTCCCGAAAGATCATCAATCTTTAAACTGTAAGCCGTCCTTAATAATTTTATACACTCAATTTCATTATTTAGTTTTCTCATATCCTTATATTACCTAAATAATATTTAAGAGGCCAAAAAAAGTGACACCTTTTTATTTAGACACTCAACCGAAGTTGAAGTGTCACGTAGCGTATATATAACAAGGGGATAATACGCTACGCCCACCCCCGACCCCTCCCTATGGGAGGGGAGACAATACATTTTTCCAAAATTGTATTGAAAATACTAATTATTAATTAGTAAAGACTGACGCGCACCGGGTCGCGCCGCTATACGTCCGCTGCGCTTCCTTCTCGCGGCAAGCTCCCCTTCGCGCGTCAGAAAACCCCCCGTGAGGCTTAGGCCTCACCTCTGCGCGCCCCCCCTTCAGGGGTCTTGCGTGTGCGCGTTACGCCCGCGCACAAGAAAGGCCCCTTTCGGGGCCTTAAGAGCAGCTGCGCTGCAAGATTCCGCCCTAAGGGCGGCCACCCTCGCCGGGGTGGACGCGGCTTTTTTCTTCACCCCCGTCGGGCGTTCCGCCCTCAGGGGGTCTGGGCTTACCGCCGGCTCTCCGGCGTTCCTCAAGAGTCACATTCAACCGGGCTTCTATCTCTCTTCGACGTGCCTGATATTCATGATAGAGATCAGCAACTTCCGCCAAATCAGCGGGCATATGTCTCGGCAGCGGCGGAATAAATTCGCCATCCTCTTCGCCACGCAAATAGTCATAGAATTTGCGATCACGATGATAGGCTGTCCGCAAACCAGCAGCCTTCAATTCAGCTATCCGCTTTTCTAATGGCATATAACCAATCAATTCACGTTTATTGGGTAAATCACTCTTTGGATTTCCCTTCCGACGCTCATATTCTTGAGTTGTAACATTTTTAAATCTCATCCTTTCACTCCTATTGCTGAGGGCGTTGCGATATACGGTAACGGTCTAACAGAGTTGAGACGAATACCAAAAGAACCGATAATGCCCGGCACGTTCTGCACCGCATAAATCCGTTTTAGTTCAGGAAGATCAGCCTCAATAGACACAAAATTAGAATCCAGCTGAGGCAAAGCAGAAAATTTCCGTCCTAAGTGCCAGTACTCAAATGTATCGCGCATTTCACTTGTCACTTTATTCGAAATATACCTCATCTCATTATATATCCCTGTATAACCAAACGGCGTTTGACCAACAGATCCCGTAGGATCAGCCGACACATCCTGATTGAAAAGCTCCGCATTCAAAATGGCTTGCTCACTCAAATTCACAAATTCAGGAGCCGGAAAATCCAGCGTATTACGACGCAACCACGATCTATCGATCCCCTGTTGATACGAAGGAACCGGGTCAACACAACACAACGTCATCATCAACCCATGCTCCTGAACCCGATAAGATCCGATGTTCGCACCCTGCACAGATATTCCATGACCAGCCATGTTTCCCTGCACCGTAGGCTGAGCATCACTGGACGAGGTTTGCAAAACCTCAGAAAATAGAAACGGAGCGGTGTAGCCACCTATATATTCCGGACGTTGCAATCGTTCATCACGAGGAGACGTACCATAACGAGCTATTAATTGCTCAACATAACGAGCGCCACCACGCGCGTTCCTCTCCATCCAGACCTGTGTCTGCCAGGCCAAACGCAAATCAGCAATATCAACCGAAGACAATCCAGACCCATCAATCTGATTATTAGCACTCAAGTGCATCGCGTAATTATCCAATATGTTATCCCGACCCGGCGATGAATTGTAATTATACGACGTAGCCGATGGAGAGGCATTCGCCAAATAACCAGTTCCCACAGATCCATCAGGAGGCGACGTATTCCCATACAAAACCACACCAGCGTCACCAATACCATACGTAGGCGCACCAGATGCGGGGAAATCAAATTCCGCAGCCGTAACACCAAAAACCGCCAAACTCACCGGCAATCCACGTTGTTGAAAGGGTAATGCAGCAGTAAAATAATCACGAGTCCAATTTCGATACAGTAATTCATAAACCTCACCAGCAACACCAATACCTTCGGGTTTCTCATCCTGAATTCCGGGGACGCGAAAGAACTCATTCCATATACGAACATATGCACGTCGCGGATAATCTATCGGCAAATTATCCTCAGCAATTCCAACAGTATTACCTACAGGGTTATAACCCAAATAATCCCACAGGGAGCCCACAGCACATACGTCCTCAATACTGGCCGTAAAATCATCCGGATCAAATAACGGCAGCGCTATAACCGATTCACCATCCTCACCGCGCGTTATAAATTCTTCCCAGTTCTCATCCAATATCCTATACGGCACAAAAAACGAATAGTATCGCAATTTGACATTATGCAGAATCGGGGCCAAAAGGGGCTGCATTCGTAGCACCGCAGCAACACCAATACTGCGGTGAATATCCCCGGGAATACACTCAACAACCGATATGGGCACCAGTTGGCCCATATCAAAGGTTGTTTTATATTCATGACTCAAATCAAATGCAGACCGTGCCATCGGGGCACGATCAACAGCTTGAAAAACATTACCGCCTTTCATATAACCTCTTTCATTTCGAACGCATTTTCACCGTCCAGCGCATAAATAGCATGCGCTATTAATTCATCTTTCGTCGCCCCTTGCTTATTCAGCGCCTCAAGATATTGTCTTCTGGCGCTCTCCATAGAGGGTGCACAAAACACCGGAGACCAGCGTTGAGCGACCCTATCTTCAACCTGCCACAAAACCCAACGATCAGTCTTCTCTACCTTGCTTAATTCAACAAAAATTTCCTTTTCTTTTTCTTTCATAGTTTATACTCCTTTAATTCTTCTTTTTTTCTCAAATCGACATCAATTAATTTCCCTTTTTTCCTGAGCTGCACGATAAAATTATCTTGCTCCGCTTGGTTAAGCTGTTCCCATTTACGTCCGCCAAATTGTGGCGTGAGTTCGAGAATAAGCTCTGTAAGTGCAAGGTCAGCGGCCCAAGACCTTTGGGCCGAAAATCCGG